TAGGATCAGACCTAGTTCAGACATCGATCTGCTCTTTGCTCCGAAAAGAAAATCACAAACTGGAGAAACCGGTGACATTTTTAAGAAGCTTGATGCTGCTGCAGTCAAGCAGTCTGTTAAAAATATCGTAATGACTAATATTGGTGAAAAACCATTTAATCCTAGGTTCGGCGGAAATGTCACTGGTTTACTCTTTGAAAATTCTGATCCAACTTTGAAGAAAGATTTAGAAGCTCATATAGTTTCATGTTTAGAAACTTATGAACCTAGAGCTGAGAATATAAACGTAGAGATAGACGATACAGCGATTGATAATAATTATTTAAATGTGAGAGTAGAATTTGCTATTGTTAACTCTCTAGAAACTGTGTCAATACAAACAACGATAGCGAGGCTAAGATAATGGCAACTAATATAACATCAACTCAATTAGACTTTGATAATATAAAAAATCGATTGAAAACTTTTCTCGCTGCAAAAACAGAGTTTGCTGATTATGACTTTGAAGGTTCTGGACTGTCAAATATTCTTGATGTATTATCGTACAACACTCACTTCAATGGTCTTATAGCTAACATGGCTCTAAATGAATCTTTCTTACATACTGCTCAATTAAGGTCATCTCTTATTACTCATGCAGAAGCTCTTGGTTATAATATTAGATCTAAAGCTTCCTCTCAGGTTTCTTTTACTGCTTCGGTTAATTTGTCAACTATTTCTCCTAGAGCAACGTCATACAGTCTTCCAATAAATTCTACTATAATTTCAACTAATGAAGAAGGAACTTTTAATTTTAGAACTAGAGAACTTTATACTGCAACAGACGATGGTGCAGGTAACTATGTGTTTACCGATATAAATGGCAGCACAATATTAAATGCGTTTGAAGGAGAGATAATAACAAAAACTTTTTATGTCGGTCCTAAAACAGAAAGACGAGTTTATGTTGTGCCTGATGAAAATATAGACACAACTACTGCTATAGTAAAAGTATTTCCTTCAGCAAACTCAACAACTTTTCAAGAATATACTGACTTGAGTAAAGCTATAAAGGTTGATTCTAATTCGCAGTACTATACACTCAGAGAAGCTCCTAATGGTAAGTTCGAATTGAATTTTGGTGATGGTGTTACGTTTGGTAAAACTCCAGATTCAGGAAGTAAGATTGTAGTTGAATACTTAAGAACAGAAGGAGCAAAAGGTAACGATTGTAAAACATTTACAACAAATGTTGAGATAGCAACTCGAGCAATTGCAATAGTTCCAACATCATCTTCTGGTGGAGGTGGTGATAAACAATCACTGGAATCTATAAGACAACTTGCTCCGTCTGCATTTGCCACTCAGCAGAGACTTGTTACTTCAGAAGATTATAGAGCAACCATAACTGCTAATTTCCCTACAGTAAAAGACGTTTCGGTTTGGGGAGGAGAGGATAACATTCCTATTGACTATGGTAAAGTCTACATAAGTTTAGATTATAATCCAGGACTCAGTCAATCTGCAAAAAGTATCATTGAGAACAGGATAAAAACTGACTTTTCTGATAATCTTTCGGTCATGTCAATAACACCTCAGTTCATTGATCCTGTAGTATGCTATATTGAAATGGTAACTGAGTTTTATTATAACCCTGACTTGACAGGTAAGACTGGAGTTACTCTAGAAAACAACATAAGATCAATTATTCAAACATATTTCGCATCCGACATTAGTGGATTTGGAAAAACTTTTAGAAGATCTAACTTACTGACCGACATCGATGCTGTTGATTCTGCTATATTAAATTCTAAGATGGATATTAAAATGCAGTTGAGACTTACACCTACTCTAAACATAGGTCAGAATTATAGTATAGTATATCCTGTAAAACTGGCTACACCTGATGATGTATACTACAGGATAGAATCTAGTATGTTTGAATATACGGGTGCCTCAGGGAACTGTAAAATTGTAAATGTACTTGGATCTAACGTATTAAAAGTTGTTAACATAAGTAAAAATAATGAGACAGTAGTTGATAACGTAGGAAACTATAACAGCAAAACAGGAACTATAAGTCTAGACAACTTTAATCCCACTACAATATTGAGTGGTGTCAATTACATTAAATTTTCTGCTACACCCGATAATCAAGCTATACTGAAGTCTCTTCGAAACTTTACATTTGACTTTGATTCAGACAAGTTTGTTGTGTCTGCGCAAGTAGATAGAGAAAACGTGAGAGTATCGTTATAATGAGAACGCCTATTGAAAAGTTACTTGACTATAGGAGTAACGTACAATTTTATGATAACTCGAAAGTACCTCCAAAAGAGGATATTGAACATATACTCAATACTGTACATGAGAGGATGCCTCACATAAACATGAGATGGCACTATAATATAGATGTGTTAGGTCCTAATCATACAGATGAAAAAAGAAAACTTGCTGTTTCTTCTGTCTGCGCCACGGATCCAGATTTTTGGAGAGGAGATGATGTAACAGTAGAAGATTGGAAAAGAGCTGAGAAAGTTTATGATAAATGGAGAGATTATCAGACTAGTCCAGAGAAGTGGAACAAAGATCATTGGGAATATGATCATGAATATGACATGGTATCACCAGGAGATGGAATAGAAGACAATACAGAATTCTTAGGGTTTAACGAACAGGTGACAGCACCTTGGGTTCTAATGTATACGCCGGCTCTAACGACTCTTCATCCAAGCATAAAGGATAAAGCTAAAGAAGAGTTGAAGGACGGTAGTTGGAATGAGAGTATACACGAAGGTAAAGTTGAATGGGAAGTTCTGAACTGTCAACTTGGTCAACACAGTACTTTAGTAATGTTGCTTGCTCTGGAAAAAGGTTATGATGTTTCTTATACTAGGTGTTTAATTTTTACAGATGACTTGTTTGATGATACGAGACAATGGTTACAGCATCGAAAGCCTAGATTTGCACTATCTATTGGGTACCCAATGTTACCGAGAAGATCTCATTCAACAAACACTAACTTGCCGCCGTGGCCTAATAGAGGAATACCTCGACCGGATATAGAAGACATAGTAAAATGGTAGAAAAAACAACAAAAGATTTTAATAGATTAGACATAGGATTTCAAAAAGGAATCGTAAAAGATGTTCTACCTTCATACTTTACGACGGACTATCCTAATCTTATTTCTTTTCTAGAATCTTATTATGAGTTTATGGATAGTGACGGAGAGTTTGGTCAACTGGTCAATGATCTATATACAGTAAGAGATATAGAAGATGCTTCACTTAGTCACTTAGACAATATGTTTAAAGAATTTGCGCTGGGGATGTCGCAAGACTTCTTTACAAATCCTAGAGAAATACTTAAAAACTTTGCAAGGTTCTTTAGAGTAAAAGGATCTAAGTATTCGGCGGAAGGATTTTTCAGAGGATTCTTTGGTGAAGATGCTGAAGTCCATTATCCAAAACAAGATATTTTTATGGTTGGCGATTCTGCATCTCAACTTGGATCTGATAACGTACATGTTCTTCAAGACGGAGGAATATATCAGATCTTATCGATAATGATTAAGTCACCAATAGCATTTGGTAAATGGGGTGAACTCTATAAAAAGTTTGTCCATCCAGCAGGATTCTTTTTATCAAACGAAGTACAAATAGTTACTCAAAAATTTGAGAATTTTGCTGGCGGAATAGCAATATTTGATTCTCATCCCTATCCAAATGACGTATACTACCCCCCAGAGTATCCGCGACTAGTGTTTGATGACACTATAGGTATTGTTACAACATCATTTGCGGATACAACTTTACTTCAGAGGATGGGAAGAACTGCTTATATTAGAGATTCTGCTCAAGGCACAGAAGTTAATTATCCTCTCATATCTGATTCAGATCCAACACACTTGAGAAACTATGAATTTGGATTAAAAGATTCTACAACGTACTATACAGATTATAATCCAGGAAATAATCCAGTCTTTATAAGAAGATTAAATCCAGACGTTGTGATAAGACCGTACTCAGACCCCGCGAGAGCCGCCCTTATCACGGAAATAGATAATAGATACTCAAGTATATTTGAATGGACAATGGCAGGATCTCAGTATTTTGATAGATCTGATTCTACCGGTTATAGTTCAGGACCAAGATTTAGCAACACAGATGAAACTATGGATGAAGATATATATGATTCTGGAAATAGTTACGTACAAATAGTATAAATATAGATAAACAAGTTACAGGAAAGAGAAAATGGCAGCTATAGTAACTGATAGATTAAAACTCAAGATAGTTGATAGTATTGTTACTGCATTTAAAGATGCTAGCATTCCACACTACGTTGGTCTAGGAAGATCAGAATATTGGAACGCACTTGATACTGTCGTAACTCCCGTCAATACGGCAAAAGAAGAAAGAGATTTTATGGCAGGACTTCAGTCTATAAAGAGGCTGACTGGAGTATCACACGTCATTAAGAGAGTTAACTGGGTAAAAGGTACAATATATCACCAGTGGGATGACACTAAGACTTCATACACTAATGACTTCTATGTACTGAACGATAACTTTCACGTTTACATATGTTTAAGAACAGGTAGGAATGCACTAGGAAATGAAGTTCCTTCACTGATTCAACCTACAAATTCTAATAATGATCCTTTCCAAACCTCTGATGGATATGTATGGAAGTTTTTATACACTATAAGTGAACTTGAAGCAAGACAATTTATGACAGCTGCGTGGATGCCAACTCGAGTCATTACTGCTACCGACTCAAACTCTTCCGGTGTAGAAATAAAACAAAAAGAGATTCAAGATACTGCACAACCTAGAAGAATAACTTCAATAGTTTTAGTCAATAAAGGAACAGGATATAATTCTGCTCCATCAGTAAGTGTGGTTGGAGTCGATGCAAGAGGAAACTCATTAGATTCTGCACAGCTTGGATTAACATCGACTATTGATAGCCAAGGTAGAATCGCAAAG